AGTGATGAGTAGTCAAACTTAACAATGTTCTTTGAGAAACCGACATTTAATAAACGAGATAATCCTCCCGTAATTGCACGTTTTTCATCTTTTTCAGGAACCGCCAATTTGTTCTCATATGACCAAGCTAACATTATTATTTTCCATAATGTTGCTGTTCCCATTGTTGCAATTCTCTCATATGTTGTTGGGACCAGTTTGGATAGTAAGAATGTCGACTGAGAGAATGAATCATCTACAACCATAGTCTCATACAAGTCATCGTCAAGATATTGTTCAACAATTTTACGACCTGGCCATATCTCAAACTTACCGGGATACTTTTCTAATAGACCTTCAGTACCCGCGTCACCAATTTTTTTGTAGTTACCTGTTTTTGGATTCACATAGTAACTTTCATTATCTAAGTAAATCTTTGAAATCCATGCACCATCAACATATACTCGATTAGGTTTCTCTTTTTCAAGATATTGGGTGATATATTTCAATCCCCATGATTTAATTTCACTATTAATTGCTTGTGCCCTTCGAACCGCGTGTGCAATATCAACAATGTTGAACCCCCATATCACGTGTTGAGTGTACGGTTCAATTTCGTTTGCCAATTTTAACATACCTTCCTTTTCTGTTATTCCCTTTGGGGTATAAATTCCCGTAAGTTCAGGAAGGTCAATATCAAGTATTCTTGCCCTTTTTAAAATAAATGGCCAATCAAAAAATGCGGAGTTATAACCACCAATAATTGTTGGTTTAATTTCTCGTATAATTTTAAAAAATTCTTCTATACATTTCTTTTCACCATCTTCACCGAAAGCTGGTATTGTTTTTTGTAAACCACGATTATCTTTAACTCCAATTAGGATTATATTATCCTTTTCAGCTTCAAGACCCGTAGTTTCAATATCAAATACAAATCTATGAACACCATCATAATCGTCAATACCCTTGAATAATCTCTTTTTCTTATCAATTAGAAATTGTTCTACTGGTGATAAGATTTGAAAAAATTGTCTAAACTTTTCATTCCAAGGGTCAATACCACCCTCTCTAAAAAAACCTGTTAGGTTCGTGTAACCTTTAATACTTTTTACTAAGTATTTTAAACCATTTTCGAGTCTCTCATTACCATAGGTTTCTAATTTGTCAATGACAATCCCATGTTTAGACATTGCGGCCTTTTGTTGGGATTTTGAATTACCATAAAAATTTAAACCCGATAAGTCTCCCACCCATAGAAATGGAGTGAAACTGTCTTTCTTGATGATTTTTCCCTCTTTGGGGTCTTGAATTATTTTGTAAATTGAGTTTGTTGGGTAGTCGTATTCAACACCAACGATGTACTTTTCATCGTCCCAACCATTAAGGAAATTTTCGATAATTTCCTGAGAAATAACTTCTTTCATCTTTGTTTTTTTTAAATGACACATTTGCTTACGACTTAGAATCGTAATTTGTCTTACTATACAAAAATAAAAAAAAATAATGAGTTTAAAAAATTAAATTACATTAATAAAAAGTTTTTCCTTGATTGGCACAATCAATTTGTTTGTTGGATTTGAGTTGGTATCTAAGAATTGAATATTAATCATACCCTCAAACCTACCCTTTTGTGAAGTGTTCAATTCGGTGAATCTGTATGTAATATAATATTCGTCAGTAGTTTGGTCATATTTTTTTGTTCTTGTGGTTAAAAAACATTCACCATTAAGGACTTGATATTGTTCTGTCCCAACATCAAACATTTCAAAAGTTATATCAGAATTCTCTAATAAGTCGTTAAATGATGATTTGTCATTCTTTCCATCATCAATTAATTTAAGTTTTAAAATTGGGTCTGATGCCCCTTGTCTAATAAAGAATTCCATATTTTATAAATATAACTAACTAACATTTAATGTAACATAATCAACCCACGGTCCGTGATTACCATTCCAAAATCCCGCGTCAATACCGGTAATTTGAACATCAACAGAAGTTATGGTATCAAATGTTGACGGGATTTCACTTCTATTTAAGGTTAATGTTATATCTGTGTAATTTAGAGGAGCAATATTTGACCCTGTTGTTTTTGTGGTAACTGTTCCACCACTTGAGTTTTTAAATAATAACACAAAAGTATACGTGTCATTATTGTTAGGTCCATTTTCCTCACGTTTAATATTAAGAATACCCGTAAAAGTATTGGATGTAGAAATATAACTACTAACGTTAACAGATTGACTAACAGTTCGACTTACATATGTAAAATATAAGACACCGTTTAAAACTGCAGCTTGATTTGATGAAGTAAAGGACCATGTCCCAAACCCACCAGTTGCGGACCATCCCGTTGTTCCTGAATTAAAATCGGGGTTTATTAACAATTGTGTTGGTGTAATTGTAGGTGTTGGGGTTATAGTAATTGTGGGTGTTGGTGTAATTGTAGGTGTTGGGGTAGGTTCAACTAAACTCCACACCTCATCACCATTTAAAAAGGCTTTACTCGCACTATTACCATTAAGAATTATATCATCGATATTTTCAAATAAACCCATATTAATCAATTATAATGTAAAGTGTTCCACTTATTGGTGTTATCGATGCGTAAGATGCGGATGATATGGTTTCAATTTTTTGTATAGTATTTGAAGATACAATAGTATTACCATTCAAACTACCACTACCACTTATTATCAACGAACCACTTACCGATAATGAACCTGTTATCTGCACTTCATTTCCGGCGGCGTGTATAAGATTACTTCTATTTTCAGAGTCAGTTCCATTACCTACAATAAAAGCAGCAGGTACGGATGATACAGCGTTATATTGTCCCTGTACGTGTTGATGGTCGGCTAATGCTATTGTTTCCTTACCCTCCGTGTGTGAGTGTGAACCTGATGCTATTGTATCTTGACCTTCAGAGTGTGAGTAGTTTCCGTATGCTATTGTTCCTAATCCTTCTGCGTGAGAAAAATTTCCTATTGCCTGCGTACCCTCTCCTTCGGCATGTGATTCTTCTCCCGTTGCTATATTCCCCGGATTTCCGTGAACAAGAGAACCTGTTATAGTTTGATTGCCATTGAATCTATTTGAACCGGTTGTTGCCAAATTTTGTGCTCCAATAACATTACCTCCGCTTGGGACAATTAAATTACTTCCACTCTCGAACACCCAATTTTTTGTGATTGTACCCGAAGTATCAGGTTCGGTAAATGTATATGTTTGACTTGTTTGAAACAATCCATATCCCGAATTTAACGTAATTTGATAAACACTTTGACCTGGTGAGAATACAAGAGTATTTACCGATGCAACTGTTGCACCAACCGAAAGTCCCGGCCCACTTGCTTTCCAATTTGGTTGTACATTAACAATAGTTGGATAATCAGTACCACCACTACCTTCAATCCATGCTGCAAATGTGATTGTATCCTGACCACCTTGACTATCGGTTGCAGTTTCTGTTGCCGTACCAATAACTGTTCCTGAATATGAAGTTTGAAAAATCATATTCTCACCTGTTACCATAGACATCGTGTTTTCGTTAAACGTGAAATATGATGATGTAACCGATTCTAAACTATCAAGTCTACCATCAACACTTTGTGTGAATGAATTAAAAGTACTTGATGATAAAAACATTGAAACGTCTGTCGTTTGAATAGGTAAATTAGTCAATTGACTACCATCACCAACAAAATATGATGATGTAACCGAACCATCGACTTTTAATTCATCTTGCAATTTTACACTACCACTAAACTCATATAAAAACCCATCAGTATACCCACTGGTATTAAATGTTACTTGACTACCTGTATGAATAGTGATTTGAGGATTTTCCCAATTATTCTCAGCGAAAAGATATAATTTTGCGGGGTGATTTGTACCACCAACTGTACCGATATATAAATCTTTTCCAACATTTAAAAGATACGCATCGTTTTCCCTACCAACTAATCCACCTGTATATGTTGATGAATTTATACCTAAATCAACAAAATGAACGGTTTCATTACCATTATCGGCAGTTAAAACTAAATCTGAACTTGCGTTATTACCTGAATTCGTGTTAGTAATATTAACTTGTGAGTAATATGGGTCGTTCCCTTCAAAATGTACAATATTGATACTATTGGATGTTGCAATATGTGCTGCAGTATATTGTGAACCACTAAGAATTTCACTAATTGGGCCGACAATTATGTTGTTTGATGTTAGTGACCCCGTAATATTAACACTACCAGTAAATGTATGCTTATCATCACTACTATTACCAAAATTAGACGATCCACTTATAGTTTCTGTAGTAATATTAGTTATTGAAGAACTTAAAATATATTGTTGTGCCGTAATAGACCCACTAACAGTCAAATTACCATTTATAACTTGACTACCAGTAAAAACGTGTGAACCACTATCTACTAATTTTAATCTTAAATCACTTAACGTGTGTTGAAGTGTTAATCCGGAGTAAACGACTGCCGTTACTCCACTTAATGGTAAATTAGATAATGAACCACTATTTAATTCCGTTATTTTTTTCCCTGCCATTTAGATAAATATTTTAATAAATAATAACATTATTGTCTTCTGTTAACATTAAATCACCTCCTTCAGATAATATACCGGTTTCAAAAAATCCTATAGGTTCATCAACACAATTTTCACCACAAATGAAAAAATCATAAGCATTAATTCTTGTTAGAAAATTATGTCTTACTCTAACATAATTTAATGGTTCTTCATAATATCTTACTGACTTAATATTAAAACAGGAAACACCACTATGAATACCACTCATTAAACCAGTTCCACCACCCCAAGATTGTATAAACGGTTGAGTTCCTCTATTCGATGGAACAACCTCTTCCCAATTCTCCAATTTATATATTGGTCTTCCGTTCAAATAAATTTTAAGAGTACCAAGTCTCCGTTGCCTCTCATCTGCCCATTTTTTGTTTAGGAATTCTGCAGTAGTAACATATGTTGATAATTGTGTTGATGTAACCGCACTAATCTCAGTATCGGTATATGCATCTACTCTCCAACCCAATAAGTCATTCCACCCTCCATTATTTTCTAAATCACAATCTGTATATCTTTTGTATCGGTCAAACACGATTGTGATATTAAAATCTTTGGTGTCATCAGTTGTACACAATTGTGGAGTTTGTCCCGAACTAATGTAATAACTTTCAGTATAGTCACCTTGGTTATCACAATAACCCGAATAACGATGTGAAACCCATTTAATCCTCCTATCTGATGTGAATTGGAATGATAAGTTATTATCTGAATATTCTGATTGAGTATTTGTTCCTCGAACACCGAAATAATAAAATACACTTCCTTGTGACCACGGTAATTCTTCTCTATTGAAAATAAAATCTAATGTCCAACCCTTCTCAACACGTCTTTCGATGTGATTTGTACATCCTGTTACGATTGGGTCAATAAATTGATATGCCCATGGTTTATTTGATAATTTATTTGTTATTGGGCAACAATCACTTTCAGATTCTAATCTTTCAACACATTTTAAAACACTTGTTGTAAATCCACTTATTAATTCAGATTCACTATCAACATTGAATTCAGAATCATAATCTAAAGAGTTATTATAACCTTGAATTGAAAAGTAGTGTGTTTCACCCGTTAAACCCGTGTATGAAAAAATATTACTATTTAAAATGGTATTTGTGAAACCTGTTGAAATTCTGTTTACATAATCATCGTAATCAACTGTTGCGGTTAAACCTGAATATATATATTCGGGGTCATTATCGGTATTATCAACCTCAACAAGAGTTATTGTATTTCTTGTGCAAGTGTAATCTTCTAGTGTTGTGTTGATTTTGAGAGTTGTATAAGTTATGGGAGTTGACAAATCCAAAACATCAACGTCATAATCCAACTCGGTTTTAGATATTTGATAATCATAAAACTCTGAATGGTCTAACTTAACATCTAGTTTTGATCCGTAATATTTTAAAATATTTTGAGTATTCATATTTCTATAAATATCTTTCCCTCTGTTTGATATTTATATAAAAAACTGTTTATATGAATAATTTTATCAAACAAGTAATAGAAGAGAAATTCGCGTCTAAAGCACAACAAGGATTTTTTTATGCACAAGCAGGAAAAGGTGGGAAAAAGGGTAAGAAGTGGAAAGAAATGGCTAAAGAGTTTTCTAAAAAAACTGATTTTGATAAACTTCCTGATAAAGTAGAAACTGAGGTTGATGAAATTGTGGATGATAAAGGAAATATAAATAGAAGTAAAAAACCGAGTAATTTAAATACAAAAGGAGTTACAGCAAGAAAGACCACTGATGATGTGGTTAAAACCGGCGCGGGTAGTATGGGTATTCATGGTGTTCACGGTACTCATACATCACTAAGATATTGGGCGGAGGCTGACTTAACAAAAGTTTTAGGTGCGGGAAAAACTGTCCTTAGAAAACCAGAACCTCTTGATTACGATGATGCTGAAAGACATTTTGAAAAAGAATTAGGTCTTTCTGATGATGAAACTGAAGACAGATTGGCTCAAATCGGTTATGATGAAAACCTACCTGATGATAAAATTCGTTTAGTTGAAAACCCTAAAAAGTTTATGGAAGAATACATTGAAAGTATTCTAACAAAAAAGAATATGAACAATGATATTGTTTCAAAAGAAACAACTGAAGAAAAAGATATAAACCCTATTGTTTTAAAACAATTGAATTCACTAAAAAACACATTAAAAAAGAACAACTTAGATATTAATGATGTTCTAAAACATTTAAAAAACGATGAATAAAGATTTAAAAAATAGAATCTTCGATATTCCACAAGATGTTTTAGACCAAATAAATTCATCACTACAAAATTTAAATGGTCAACATGTTGATGGGGTTCATCGTGCCAAAAAACTTTTATTGGATAAAAAGGTAAAATACGGACAGTTAAAAAGAATTATCCATGACATAAACAGTATGGATAAAAAGAATGAATTAGTAAAATATAATTTATGTGGTGGGGAGAGAATGGAGAATTGGTCAAAACAATTTTTACAAGGAGAACGAGATTTAATTAGTAATAACAAAGATTCAAGAAAACGAGCAGATGATATTGGTGGTTTAACCGGTGACCGAAAAAATTCACACCTTAAAAAACATACAAAAAATTTCGGTTTTAAAATACCACTAAACATGATGAAAAGTAATTCACATAAAACATCAATCTCACCATTAACCTCTCTAAAGTTATTTGAAGAGGTAGAAAAAATAAAAAAATTAATGTTATAATATGGCAACCCAATTAGAAATATTAGCAGAACAATATCGAAAAGAACAAATTTCGAGAAACACTTATGACACTAGTGGTCAGTATAATTCAAACCATCCTAATGCAAATTCAGATGGTGATGATAAGGGTAAAAACGAAATTGGTAGTTCTGTAGACATACAAAATAGAATTTCCAACTTAACCAGAAACACATATACCGATAAAAATGGGTATGGTTCTAATCACCCTAATGCAATTTCAGATGGGGATGATAAGGGTAAAAACGAAATTGGTAGTTCTGTTGACATTGCGACACGAAATGAAATATTAAGTAAAAATAACTACAACCAACGAAATGGTTATGGTATAAATCATCCTAATGCTATTTCTAATGGTGATGAACCTGGTAAAGGGGAAAATGACGGTAATATCGGTAGTTTAAGTGATATTAATAACAGATTAGACAATTTAGGTAGAAATATCTATAATAAAACTAATGAGTATAGTTTAAATCACCCAAATGCATTATCAGATGGTGACGAAAAAGGTAAGGGTGAATTGAGTAAAAACATTGGTTCTAAAATTGATATTAACACCAGAATCGAAACCGTAGGAAGAAATAGATATGGTTCGTCAAAAGTATATCCCGATTTTTAATGTCATTAATAATTAAGAAAATATTGTTCGAACAATCGTTGTCTGGTAGAAAAACCAAACCTCTCGTTGATGCGATTAAAAATCGTAATCCTGTTACTTTTTACTATTCAGGTCCAACTAAACCTGAAAAAGATAGTGTAAAAAGGGGAGTTAGGATTAGAGCTGAAGTCGTTGCGATGGGTTTAAGTAAAGGAGGTAATGTAATTGTTAGAGCATATGTACAACCACCTTCTGTTTCTAAAAAAGGATATAGTGAAACGAATTGGAGAACCTTTAGAATTGATAGAATGAGTAATATCAGTGTATTAACTGATGAAACATTTGATAACAAAAGACCGGGTTATAAAGAAGGTTCGGAATCAAGTAGAGGACCAATGGTTACAACTTATGTTACATCTGATTGGACTAAAACACCTGAAGTAAAACAAAAAGAAACCCCCCCTTCTCCAAAACCAGTTGAAAAACCAACTCAAGAACCATTACCTCAACCTAAGGTAGATGATAAACCATCACCATTACCTCAACCTAAAATAGATAACGTGGGTGATGTGTTTAAAACCATATCTCCTAAGGAAACTGATGGAGAAAAATTTATCACCACACAAGAATACCAAACTGCGGTGGATGATTTATATAAGAGAAAAGAAAAAGAATGGAAAGACATTCAAAAAGAAATGGGTAAGAACATTTTACCGGGAGAGGGTACTAGAAAAAGATTTGAGTTGGATTCTAATAAAGAATTATCTAATATATTAAAAAATAATAATATTAACATTAAAGATGAGGTTCCATCACAACCTCTTCAAGAAAAACTATCAAGAATTAAAACTTTAATGTTGTTGATAAATTAATTATAATATAAAAAAATATAGAAATGTCACACGGAGCAATATCGGAAAATGATTTAATGATGAAATTGGTGAATGCCAAAAAAGTAATGAATAAGGTTGATAATGGAAACTATCAAACCGGAAACATCAATGAATCAATGTTATTTAGTGACCCCGAAGAACTTGTTAATTCACAAACAATTCAACCACAAGCAACTAGACCTAAGGGAGTTCCAACCGTTCAAAAAATACAAGATTCCAAATTACCTGACGCAATCAAACAGGCAATGATAGAGAACCCAATACCTCAAATATCGTTAAATGAATCATTAGATATGGATTTTATTAAAGGTGCTAAAAGGTTAATGGAACAAGAAGGTTTAACCAAAAAACCCACACCCCAAACAAAATCAGCACCAGTTCAAAATATTGACATGAATGCAATTGCGGTTTTAATTGAAAATACCGTTAGAAAAGTTATGGATGAAAAATTAAATCAAATTCTAACAGCACAACAAACTTCATCGATAAATGAAAATTTGGTTCTAAAAGTGGGTGATTCGATTTTTAAAGGGAAAATTACCGGTGTAAATAAAGCCAAGTAACATTTTGTTTTTTCAATTTTTTTACATATTATTTTAGATATAATAATATAATAATGTCTAAAATAAAAATATTGGCAATACCCTCTGATAATCACGGAGTAGGTAAATACAGAATATTAGACCCATACAAATATATCGGTGAAAATCACGGAGACGAATTTCATGTAGATATTTCATTTGATGTTCCTAATGATGATAAATTTTTTGAAGATTATGATGTTGTAGTATTTCATAGTTTTATCCATAAGACAAGTCACGAAGATAATGTAAAAAGGATTGAGTGGTTGAAGTCTAAAGGTATTAAAACTGTTGTCGATATCGATGATTTATGGAGTGTTGACCCTAAGCACCCCATGTATCAACAAATAAAACAAAACAATGTTCCACAGAAAAAGGTGGAGTTCTTGAGACTTTCGGACTATATCTCAACCACAACACCAATCTTCGCTGATACAATAAAACAAAGATTAAATTTAAGAAACACATTTGTGTTTCCTAATGCGGTTGATGAAAATGAACCACAATTTCAATCAAAGGTTGAAAAATCTGAAAAGGTTAGATTTGGTTGGTTAGGCGGTTCTTCTCACTTATATGACTTACAAATAATTGGGTCAGGAATTTCAGGTACATATTCAACATTTAAAGACAAGGTACAATTTGTACTATGTGGTTTTGATACTCGAGGTAATGTTACTGAATTCGACAAAACAACCGGACAACAAAGACGAAGACCAATATTACCACATGAAACCGTATGGTTTCAATATGAAAATATTTTTACTGACAAATATCGTGTCATCGATGAAGATTATAAAAAATATCTTTTAACTTTCTCGGAGACAGAATATAATGATCTTGATAAACCATATCGTAGACGATGGACAAGAGACATCACAAAATACGCTCAAAACTACAATATGTTTGACATTTCATTAGCACCACTTATTGAAAGTGAGTTCAACATGAATAAGTCACAATTAAAAATAATTGAGTCAGGATTCCATAAGAAAGCAGTGATTGCCAGTGGTGTTAAACCGTATACAATGGATTTGGTTTCCTCATTAGACCAAGGAGTTTTCAATGATAAAGGTAACTCATTAATTGTTCCACCATCGAAAAATCATAAAGAGTGGGGTAAACATATGAAACGTTTAATCGAAAATCCTAATATGATAGAGGATTTGGGTAATAGATTATATGAAACTGTTAAAGACAGGTACTCACTTAAAAATGTAACAAAAGATAGAATTCAGTTCTTTAAATCAATAATAAACAAATAAAAAAAAGAAAATTATGCATTATTTAGTAACAATCGGTTATGAAACCGAACAAACAGACAGAAACGGTAATCCAAGATTACAGAAAGTTAAATATATTTTAGAAGCAGATACTGTCGAAGAAGCAACTATCGTGGCGTCAAAATATAGATCAGGAGATGTACGTTCAAGTGAAAGTATTTCAATTGTTAAAATGCCAATCGAATGTATCATCGATAGAAAAAATACTCCTGAGTATTATAAATAATTTACAATGAAAAACAATTCGTATGAACAACGATGATTTAAAAAAATATATTGAGGATTTAAAAAAGTTAGAAAAAAATATCTTAAGTGAGGATACCGACCTAAATTTTATGGGTGAGTTAAATTCTCTTTTGGGTAAATTAGACGATGATATTAAAACTGATTTCTTTACTCCAAAAGGAATGGTAGTCAATTTTAAAAAACTCCATCCAAATGCAGTCACACCAAAATATTCAAAACAAGGTGATGCAGGAATGGATTTGACTATTACATCGATATTTTCGGAAACTGAAAAAGACATCACCTATGGTTTTGGTATTGCAATGAGTATACCAACCGGTTTTGTAGGGTTGGTATTTCCAAGGTCATCAGTTAGAAATTATGATTTGAGTTTAACAAACTGTGTAGGTGTAATTGATAGTGGTTATAGAGGTGAAATACAGGCTACATTTAAGAAAATGCATGGTAGACAACAAATGTATAAAATTGGTGACCGAGCAGCTCAAATTATGATTATTGCATATCCGAATATAGACTTTGTTGAAACTAATAATTTACCTGATACTGAAAGAGGTTCCGGCGGATTTGGTTCTACCGGTAAATAAAAATACAATTAAATTAATTTGAATTGAGAGGGAAATTATCTAAAAATACCAAATTGGTAAGTAATGAATTTACCACGGTTACTGAAGGGTCTACACCAAATAAAAAAAGGATTAAAGAAATTATTAAAAAACCAAAAGAAAAATTTCTAACAAAATCACAAGAAGAATACTGGAAAATTTTAGGTGATAATGAAATTACACTTTGTTTTGGGCCAGCCGGAGTTGGTAAGTCATATATTGCAATGAAAAGAGCGGTTGACTTACTTTGGGATGACACAAATAAGTATGATAAAATTATCATTGTTAGACCAGCGGTTGAAGCGGAGGAAAAACTAGGTTCTTTACCCGGTGGGTTAGAAGAAAAATTGGACCCGTACATTTACCCATCGTATTATCTTTTAAATAAAATAATCGGTAAGGATGCCAGAGAAAGGTTAAAGGATGAAGGTTTCATTGAAATTGCGGCTTTGGCATACATGAGAGGATGGAATGTTGACAATACGATTCTTGTTTTTGAGGAGGCACAAAACGCCACACCTGCACAAATAAAGTTACTATTGACTCGTATTGGGTTTAATTCAAAATTCTTTTTGTCAGGTGATTTGGAACAGTCGGATAAATTTAAAGACAAAACTAAATCGGGTCTATACGATGCGAAACAAAAGTTATCAGACGTAAAAGGTATTGGTATTTTTGAATTTGGTAATGAGGATATTGTTAGAAATCCGATTATTGGTAAAATATTGGAAAGATACGATTAAACTTTACTTGTAAGAGTTTTCATATTATACTTTAAACATGGAAATATACCTTAGTATAGATGGTGTTATACGAAACATCATACAAAAATTTGATTATCACTATAAAGATGCGTTTTTAAGTTCGGAATTTGAGTCTGAAAACGATTTTGAATATGACATCATCGAACCTATTAGGAATGATGATGTCATATCTTCATATAAATTTCAATCTGTTGATGAATTTGAATACTTCTTATATGTTGAATACCCAATTGAAATTTTCGGACATGCAGGAATAAGTTATCAAACTACCTTCACCGATTTAAATAAAATGATTTATGATAATCCCGAACATAATTTTACACTTGTTGGGGTTAATGAATTGGGTAAATCTAAACCTGCAACACTATTTTTCTTGTCAAAAAATGGGTTTTTAGGTAACAATATAAAATTTATTAAGTCAAAAGATTTAAAAGATGTGTGGGATAAATGTGATGTTTGGATAACTGATTCAAAAGAGATTATTGATTCTTGCCCACAAGGTAAAGAAACTATTAAGTTTAACACATCTTATAATCGACATTTCACACACACAAAAGAAATAAATAAATTAACAGAAATAAATGAACCATGGTTGAACTATTTGGAAAATTTTACTACATCGACATCGAAGCAGTTACCGCAAGATGTAGAACAGGAAACACAATAAAAGACGAAGATGGAACCGAATCAAATGAGATTAACATTTTTATGTATGAAATTTTAAAAATGTGTATCGATAGAGTTTTAAACGAATTTGATGAGGGTGATGAAAATATGGGACTTTTTGGACAAAGAGAAACCACAGTGTCATTTAAATTGGCATTTAATACCTTAATAAAAAACAACATTTTAATTGAAGATGATGAGTAAAAATAATGAAAATATTGAAAAATTACAGGACGCGTTAGGTAGATTAGAAAATAATCAACACACCGTCTATTTTTTAACATATGACACAAAAAATAATCCGAGAGCATCGGTTAAATACATTTATGATTTGGCCCTAACACTAAAAGAAAATGGTACAAATTCCAAAATCTTGGTTGAAGATTCAACATATGGAGGAGTTACTCATTGGTTGGGAGACAAGTATGATGATATTGAAGTAGTTTCAATAAAAGAAGATAAAATCGAATTGAAGATTGATGATGTTCTTGTTGTTCCTGAATACTATTCAAATGTACTACAACAAGTTTCTAATGTTAAGTGTACTAAAGTAATGTTAGTACAACAAAAAGATTATATTTTCGAGACATTACCTGTTGGTAGCCGATGGAGAGATTATGGTTTCGATAGAGTAATCACAACAACTGAAGCATCTAAAAAATATATAACTGAAGTTTTTCCTGAATCGTTAGTTTATATTATCCCACCAATTATTGATGATAACTTTTCACCATCTGAAAAAGTACAAAAACCATTTATTTCAATCAGTTGTAGAGACCGAGTAGTTCATAGAAGAATCATTTCTGAATTCTATTTGAAATACCCACAATTACGTTGGGTTACATTTAGAGACATGGTTCAAATGAGTTATGAAGAATTTTCATCGGCATTAAAAGAATGTTTTGTTTCTGTTTGGGTGGACGATGAATCCACGTTTGGAACATTTCCATTAGAATCAATGAAGTGTGGTGTTCCTGTTATTGGTAAAATCCCAAATACTGAACCGGATTGGTTATCTGAAAATGGTATGTGGACCTATGACACTAATAAAGTTGTAGAATTTCTTGGAACATTTACATTGGCATGGTTAGAAGGTGTGGATATTAATGAGGATGTAAAACAAAAAATGACCGACACATTACTACCATATTCTAAAACATTAACCGAAAATAACATACTATCAATCTTTGGTTCATTTAGAAACAAGAGAATTGAAACAATTAATAATGTATTAGAAAAATTAAAATCAGAAGAAGTATCATGAAAAAAATATCAATAATCTTACCACTACACATTATTAACGAAGATTACTCCGTAATGTTAAAAAATGCAATTTCCTCTATTGAGGATTTTCATGAGGATGTAAAGTTATTAATTGTATGTCCTAAAACACTAAAAAAAGAATTACAAAATCTATCCCAAAAACTTGAAATTGAAATTGTTGAGAATAGTGGGGAAACAGATTTTTGTTCTCAAATAAATTTGGGTATTAAAAATTGTAATACTGAATGGTTTTCGATTTTTGAAGTTGACGATGAGTATAAAAAAACATGGTTAAAGTCAATGAATTCCTACATCAATGAAAATCCTGATGTTGATGTATTCCTACCGGTAGTTAAAGATGTTAATGTGGAAGGTACTTTTATTAGTTTCACTAACGAATCTGCGTGGGCATATGGTTTCACCGAAAAACAAGGATTCATTGACAATGAAGTATTATTGGACTTCCAAAATTATCAAACAAGTGGAGGTTTATTTAAAACTAATGTAATTATTGAAAATGGAATGTTTAAAGAAAACATTAAACTTACATTTAGTTATGAATTATTATTAAGACTAACCCATAACGGGACTAAGATAATGACAGTCCCTAAAATTGGATATCAACACGTTAATTTTAGAGAAGAATCGTTATTTTGGGGATATAAGAATAATGAGGAGACTAAACTATCTGAAGACGAAGTTAAGTTTTGGTTAGATTCGGCTAAAAAAGAATTTTTCTTTAAAAATAAACGAGATATCAAATATGTCGAGTCATAAATGCCGAGAAAAAGAACCCAAAAAATTTATTTTGGGGAGGAGCAAGAACAAGCGGTAGTAAGATACTTAGAATCTGAAAACGAAAATGAAAAGAATAAGATATTCAATGAATATTTAAGAGAACCTCTCATAATAATGGTCGAATCGATTATTCGACGATATAAGTTATATAGAAAAGATTTAGAGTTTCAAGAAATACATGACGATACCATGTCATTTCTTTTAACTAAAATCAACAAATTTGACCATACTAAAAACCACAAAGCGTATTCCTATTTTGGAACCATCTGTAAAAATTATTTGATGGGAGCAATCCAAAAAGACACAAAGGAACAAAATAGGCAAATTTCGTATGACGACATTTCATCTTCAATAGAAGATAGTTATGAGTTATCATACACTATCGATGAGTATGTTTTAGATTATAGGGATGTTATCAATAAACTAATAACGGATTTGGAGGATTTCATTGAAAAGGAGGACCTCACAGAAAACGAACAAAAATTAGGATACGCACTTTTAGAAATTTTTGGAAACTTTGATAGGATTTTTCAAGTCGGGGATGGTAATAAATTTAATAAGAACCTGATATTACTATCATTAAGAGAAATGACCTCCTTAAACACTAAGGAAATCAGAATGTCAATCAAAAGGTATAAAAAACTTTATGATGGTATTGTTGGTGGGTTTTTAGATTAAATCTATTTATTGTTATGGGAAGAGATAGGAAAAATATCATTTCATTAGATGTCGATTCTGCGTTAGCATTAATGCAAGAAATCTATAATGATGTAGTTGAAAATAAAAACATTGCTTCACAAATCATGAGAAAAATGATGTCATTCATGAAAGATGCTGAAGATATGAGTGTTATTGGTCCTGTTATTAAAGAACAACAAAAAATATTAAATGATTGTACTGAGAAAAAAATCTCATTAGTAAAATTACAAAGTGTTCTTTTAAAACAAACTGCCGGTTCAGGTGGAAAAATGCCGATTGGTAAACTTGATTTAACTGATGAAGATCGTTTACTTTTAGATAAAATGTTAAATGACGATTCAGCAGAATCCGAACAAAAATATAAGTTGTAATGAGTAAGGTAAAAGATACAAAAAACAAACTTAAAGCCAAAATTGAGGCCATCAAGAAAATAAATGATGATCCTCAAGGTGCGGTTGATAGTCTATATGACAAATATTTTAGTAATGTACCAACATCCCAAGAATTATTTGGCAATAAAGTAGACGATTTTTTAGAAAAAAGGAGAACTAAAATAGACAATAAGACTAATATCTTTGAAGATATTATGGATATTGCTGATACTATTTTGAGCTCAAATTCAAAAAGAAATAAAAATAAATTAGAGGGCGAGAGTGAGGTCCCAAGTGAACCTACTAAGTCAAAACCTAAAAAAAGATTAAGACTTCACGCTGAAACTGCTGCAGAAATCACGTTAGAAAATTCTATAGGAATTATATTAGACAACGTGAAAAAACATTTTTTTGCATCAGATGGGATTTGTGGTACCGATCAAACAATAACAACTGATTCATTAAATTTAAAACCACTAGAATTTGATTTTTTGAATGTTTTAACTGTAGATCCCAGTTCCGCAACAGGTAGAATTGTATACGAACCAACGGCATCTGCGTTAGGTATTAAGGTAAATACTGAATTGTTTTCATCTTTTGGTGGTACCATTTTTGATATGAGAAACACTGCTGGTGATTCATTATTTGAAATGACATGGGATGTACCTAATCAAGAATGGAATTTAGCAGGTTTGACAACTAATGTTGTGGACCTTAAAGTTGAAGAATTTCTCAATGACTATTATTCATCAATCGAATTACCAGATATACAACATATCATTAAAACCTCAATGTTAATGACAATTCAAAGTGGGGAATCTAACCCATTATTTGATAAAGGTTTAAACAATGTAAATCGACTTTTGAAAAAATTAATGTCAGTATGTGGTAGTTCAACAAATAGAAATAATTTATCAAATCAAACGGCAGTAGACCTAGTTGATGAAAATGATCAGGATCTTGAGTTATATTTTAATTTTGATGATGTTGAAGGTATTGACTTAGATGATGAAGACAACAGATATAGAAAAGTATTAAAATTTACTGATTGTAATAATTTCGAATCACCAGTAAACACAACTATGTTGGAAGATTTTGTTTATTTGGGTTATAGAAAAACTACAGATGACTTGGTCGATTCTACAATAAATAGGGCTGCTGGTGATGCATATTCAAAATCTGACGGAAATATACCACAGGAACAATTTAATCTTAATTTACTTAATTTATACATTCTTAATATACCCAAGGCATTACTTATGTCTGCTTTCAGTCCTAAGATATTCTTACCAATTATATTAATGTACAAAATATTGAAGTCGGGGGCAAATCAAACTGTTGATGTTCTAACTTCGATGAAGAACTTAAGTAAGTTATTTGTGGCAATCGTAAAAGATTTATTTTGGTTTTTCCTTAGAGAGTTTTGGAAACTAATTAAGGTAGACTTATTGGCATTTGTAATGTTAATTGTAACCAAAATATTAAAAAATAAATACAAAAGATATATTGTTATTATAACAGCATTAATTGCAATTTTAACTCAAATAGTTGAAGAAGGAATTGATAATTGTTTTGCAATTTTCACCACAATTCTTTCGGCTATACAAAATTCATTGTCATCAAACCCACCATTTAGTATACCTGCAATTTTACTTGGTTTGTCAGATAAATTGCCGGGATATAGTCAAGATAGGGCATATTTGAATATTGTAGAAAGAATGGAAAGTGCAGGTATATCTATGGGCCCAATATTTGGTGAAGAGAATAACTTACCAAAAATCATAAAAGCTATCATCGATGGTAATTCTGAAGAAATGGATATGAATTCATTTTTAAAGGTTACAAATAAGGAAATGATTATACCTTCCCCTGCAGGACCAATAATAATTCCACCTGGACTTTTAACTAGTGTCGGTAAACTAATATAAAATGTTTGATTTAGATAAAATATTAGAAATAACAAACGATGTTCAGAATAAATCCAACAAAGACCTATTGTTGGCAATCGAAACACTTTCAACTGAATTCGAAAAAACTAAAGAGTTGATTATTGACCTAACTAGACATCTTGATTTAGTTGAAGAAATGTATAATACGGTTAATAATGAAATGGGAAAAAGAATTAGAAAGCAATGAAAATAATTGACATTGGTATTTGTATTGATAATAGAGACCCAAGAGGTTTAGGTAGAATTAGGACCGTTAGATTCTCCGATTATGTATCTGAAAAGGAAAAGGCCGACACATATGAACCATTTTCCGATAAGGATATTTTTGTTGCTATACCATTTTTACCAACAAATATAAATTTTATTCCTGAAATAGACCAGGCGGTAAAAATCATAAACTATAACACGGAAAAAGAAAATGTTAACGTAGAGTATATTGCGGGTCCATTTACCACTACACATAATTTCAATGATCAAAGTTTCTCCCCACAAACAAGTGAAACAACTTATGGTAATAGTTTTAAAAATAAACCAGACATTTTCAATTCAAAAGAAGATTTTAGAAAAAAGAAAAGTATTGGTTCACTAGCCAAAAAAACAGATTATGGAATTTATGGAAAATATGGTTCTGACATTATTTTTACTGAAAATGGATTGCAATTAAGGGGAGGTAAACTTCTTTCAAAAGAAAAGGCAAATGCAAAAGATAGAGATGATATCTATGTATACCCTTTAATGACTGAAAAGAGTTCGGTCTTGAATTTAAAAAAGTTTCCACATAAATTAGAATATATAGATGAGGAAACCATTATAAACACAACTGAAATAAAAGATATTAATCACATCATTGAATATAATTTAGTTGATGATAGTGGAAATACAACTATTTCAAATCCGTATGCTGTTAGATTCTACGTTTATAAAGTCCTTAGGGCATATGGTGACATTTCTAAAACAAATAATTTTAATGAAAATAGTCAAATACCATCTTCATTATTACAGTTAATAAATCTTGAAGGAGATAGTTCGTCTCCAACACATGAAATCATATTAAACACCACTGGGTTTACTGATATTGCGTGTGAAATTAGAGACTTTTTATTAACCATACATGAAGATGATTTAAAAAAAATCAATTCACTATACCCAAAAACAGGGTTACATCCATTCTTTTTTAGACCAAAAGAATCACTTGTAACTATGACCGGTAATACCACCAGTATTACATACAAAAAGAATATATTATCAGCAATTGAATTATATAAAGTTGGACCTGGTAGCGGTCTTTCATTTTCATCCGCTAATATAAAACCAATAGTAACACCGAATCCAGTAACAAGAAAAGTAATTCGAGTCGTACCAAAATCAAATGAACAATCATTTTCTTCATTAAGGTCAGATAAAATATATCTTCTATCAACGGACACTAATAATACTGAAAAAATTATCCCATTTGAAAAATTGGATAAATATGAATTAACACAAACCGATTATGTTGAACAAATTGACCCTAATACATATGCGTTGGTTAGAGGTGAGAACTTGATTCGACTTTTGACATCATTTATTCAAGTATTTAAAACCCATCAACACAATGTAGTAGATACATATGTAACTACCGGAAACTCACTTTCTGACGAATTTGAAAAATTAGTTAGTACAATGAAAAATGATTTGTTAAATGGGTCTATTCGAATCAATTAATTTGATATTTATTAATAAAAAAGATGTCATATTTTCGTTCATATTTTGAGAAAAATAACACAATTATCAAAACTTCTCAGGTTAATACCGCTAAAAACCCAACAACTGAGATTTTCTATGGTAGTGGTTTTTCTAAATTCTTGTTTAAAGTTGACTTTAGCGATTTAGAAACTAAAATTGAAAATGGGGATTTTGTAATTACAACAGGAACAACCCATACACTTCATTTAACAAATACAATTTTTGGTGACGAAACCTTTTTAGGTGCCAAAAGAGGTAATGCAAGACAACGAACTAATTCCTTTGATTTAATATTGTTTAGTATTCCCGAATTTTGGGACGAGGGTCTTGGTTTCGATTATGAAGATGGCGGTTATGACTTCACAACCGGTAACATAACTTTCGATGAAAGACCATCAAACTGGTTTAATAGAACAACAATTAATGAATGGACTGTAGAAGGGGTTTATTCAGACTCACCAACAATATTACAGACCATACATTTCGATAATGGTAATGAAGATATCAATGTTGACATAACCAGTTATGTGAATGGTGTATTGACGGGGGCCACTAATCATGGTTTAGGTCTCGCATTTGCCCTTTTATATCAAGATTTAGATGCCGAAATTGACCAATCAGTCGCATTTTTTACAAAATATACACAAACCTTTTTTGAACCATATGTTGAATCGTTTTTTGATGACAGAATACATGACGATAGAAACAATTTCATAGAAAAGGTAAATCAGAATCTTTATTTATACATTACTAAGGGAACTAACTTCTACGATTTAGATGAAAACCCTACGGTAGATATTTTAGATAGCACTAACACCGAAATCGTGGGTTTAACGGGGTTAACTACCACCAAGGTAAGAAAGGGTGTCTATAAAGTTATATTCGGTCTGGATGGGGTTATTTGTGACGGTAAACGATTCTATTTTGATAAGTGGAGAAACTTGAACATCGATGGTGTTTCATTATCAGATGTAACACAAAGATTTGTACCAAAACCATATACTTCTCTTTATTCTATTGGTGAAAATCCCAAAGAGTTAGAAAGATATGTAATACAATTTTTTGGAATCAAACAAAATGAAAAAATCATAAGAGGTGAGAATAGAAAAGTTGTAATTACGTTTAAATCTATTAATATATCAAAACCAGTTCTTTTTGATGAGGTGTACTACAGAATGTACATAAAAGAAGGTAGAACAAATGTAATCGTTCATGATTGGACTCAAATAGACACCACAAATGAAAATTCTTTTACATTAGACACATCAATTTATATTCCTAGAGAATATTTTATTGAGATAAAAGGTAAGACACATTCAGAAGAGATATTCTACGAAAATGAAATAAAGTTTGAAATTGTATCCGAGAAGTAAACTATTTATATATTATGAAACAATTAGAAGAAGTTATAAAGAAACATTTGAAGTCCATATCTGAAGGTGAGGATATGAAGCATGAAAACTACATGTTCTTTGGTAATATTGAACAAATGAAAAGACAATGTGAATTGTTAATGAAAGAAAATCACGATGAAATAGATAGTATCTTAAAAGAACATGATTGGGCACAAGACCATATATCTGAAGCAAAAAGTTTGTTGGACCAAGTTTTCGATTTTTTAATGAACAAAACTCAAGGACAATATGATGATACGTTTTTGAATGAAGAGTATCAGATAGATGAAAGTAAAAATTGTCCAACAGACCCTGCAAAATGGGCAGCATCAAAGGCAAAAGCTAAAGGTAAATTTAAGGTCTACCCCTCAGCATATGCAAATGGGTTTGCTGCAAAAGATTATAAATCAAAGGGTGGTCGTTGGAAAAAGTGTAAAAAATAAAGTAATGAAAGTACTTGTAAACGAAGAAGATTTAAGATACATAGAGGAAACCATCATTAATGGAGAAGTCCTTAAAGAGGACCTTAGAAGATGGTTTAAAGAAAAATGGGTAGATGTGTCCAAAAAAGTAGATGGTAAACATCCTCCTTGCGGTAGAAAAGATGCCGATGGTAAGTCATATCCAAAATGTAGACCCTCTAAGAAAGTATCAAAAGAAACACCCAAAACAGCTTCGTCTTATAGTAAAACAGAAAAAAAATCAATGACAGCACAAAAAAGACGTGCTGAAAAAAAGGAACCAAAATTGGGAAAGGGAAATAAACCAACCTTTACAAGATTTGATGAAAATCAAATAATCAGTGTCGTAATTGAAAACATTAAAAAAGTTCAAAACGGACCAAGATTAACAACATTATCAGAAAATAAAGTTAATCTAAGTGAAGGTTTATCTTACCATATTAAGAACAATAAACCACTATCCGAAAACATTTATCGAGTATATTCTGAAAATTTCTTTAACCTTTTTAATGAAGCAAGACATAACATGTCATTAGGTTTCATTGAGTTTGATGAGGAAGATAGAGAAATGTTGGAAACAAACATCGGTGAAACAGGAATATATGAGGGTGAAGAGGTTTATTTGGATGTCCCTTTTATTGAGGGTGAGGAGGAATATTTAGTTGAAGCAAAACATAGAGGACGTAATGTTAAATTAAATAAACCGTTTAGAACACCTGGTGGTCCAAAGAAATTTGCTGTTTATGTTAAAACAACAGGAGGTAATATTAAAAAAGTTACTTTTGGAGACCCAAATCTTAGAGTTAGGAATAATAACAAAAAGGCCGCTAAGTCATTTAGAGCCCGTCACAGATGTGACCAGAAAAAAGATAGAACAACTGCAGGATACTGGTCTTGTAATATATCCAGATATCGTAAGGCATTAGGAATTAAATCATCTAATCCGTGGTAAAAGAATTTCCGTTTAAAGAACAATTAATCGAGGGATATCATATTAGAACATTTTCATCAGAATTAACTGAGATGGAATTAAAATGGCATTTCGATGAACAAGACAGAACTGTCATTTGTGAATATGAAACAGATTGGATGTTTCAAATGGACAATGAATTACCTATTAAAATAAAAAAAAATACCCCCATTTTTATTCCTGAGGGTACTTATCATCGTATTATAAAAGGAACAGGAGACTTAATCGTCAAGGTAAAAAAACACTTGAACTCCACATTCATTTAATAATTGCATACTTTTTATTTGGGATTCTTCCCATTTTTCTTTGTTTTTAGTTGTACAGACTTTTTTACACCATATGGTTTTAATTCCACTATTTACTATACCTCTTGCACAATCCATACAAGGTAAACCCGAAGTTAGATAAATTGTTGAATCCTTCAATGCGGTCCCTACACGAGCAGCATTAAAAATTGCGTTTCTTTCCGCGTGCTCAAACCAAAAATACTTTTCAGGTCTTTCTTGACGTTCTTTTTTTGAATCGTCCATACCTCTCGGAAATGAATTATATCCTGTTGAAAGTACCTCGTTATCACACCCAACGATGACAGCACCTATTTGTGTAGATTCATCTTTAGATTTTAATTTAACCTGTTCAGCAATTCCTAAAAAATATTCAGTCCAATTCATAATAATTTTTGTGGTGTCCAATACCAAACCCTTTCATCTGAATAACGATTTAGATTCTTACCTTCTTTTTTTTCTACTAATTTACTTATTTGTGTCATATGTTCTCGATTTTTAATATCGATACCAACATAAAACCCATTCCCTTCTTTGATGTATGTTGTCTCTTTCATAGGTTCGACATATTTTCCTTCGTCATACAATTTTAAAAATTTAATCATCTCATCCCTCTTCATTCTACATTCAATACCTCTTGAATAAATTAATTTTTCAAGGACATCAACTCTTAGTTTGGAATAATCAGTTTGGGACATTTGAAACAAATATATTCAAAAAATGTTACATTTAAAATAAAAAACCCCCGATTTCTCGGGGGTTTTTATATACTAAGACAATTAATATTATCTCAAGGTATCCAAGCTGAATGTAGCCAAACCTTTTACATCGATTATACCAAAGTAACGGTTGTTAACCATTTTCTTAGCGTAACGTGTCATGATACCTTTGATAGGAGTCATGTTAAATGGATTGTACATAGTTGGAGTCAACTGTAGAGGTACGTATGGTGCGTAGATGTAACCAGCGTCCAATAGAGACTTACCTTTGTGACCAATCAATACTTTACCAGCTGGGAAGTAAGGATCACGGAACACTTGGTAACGACCAGCTAGTGTACCGATTTTCTCAATACCCATGTTGTATTGATCCTGCTCAGGTCCTGCGTTTGATACGTGGAAGTATTCCAAATCATCGAATACTGCAGAAACTTCAGAAGAAACTACAATCCAGTTAGCTCCACCTCTCAAAGTGGTTTTGTGGATTTGTGCAGAAACTTGGTTAATTTTGGTGATTAGAGTTTGATTCCAATCTTTTTGAGTGTATCCTACTAAAGTAGCACCAGAGGTTCCACCATATTTCCACTCGTTGTAATCCCACTTAGCTTTCCAAGCAGCACCCTTACGTAGGTCACGTAAAATTTCACGGTCAACCTCAGCAGCGATTTGCTCAGATAACAATGCAGTTAACTCAGCCTCAGCGTCGATGTTGTGGAATGCACTTACGTCTTGTGCCAATTCAGGAGACCAGCTAGCTCTTAACTTTCTTTCAGTAACTGAAACAGTTACAGAAGACAAGTCGAAAGATACTTCACCGATTTCTTCTTCGAATTCAAGAGTTGCATACTGACGATAAGTAAGTACGAAATCAGTTCCAATCAAAGTAGAACCCGCAACAGTGTGGTTAGAGAAACCAGAAGTTGATGAGTAAGTCTGAAGGTCTACGTTCAAGTAGATAGCTCCTTCTTCGTCGCAGATATCGTTGTATTTGCTAAGACCAGAACCACTTTTTTGACCATACTCAACAATACCTTTACCGTATTTCTGAGTTACGATGTTGAATGGTAAAGATGCACCAGACTGAACTTGTGCAGAAGCAACTTGCAATGAAGCCAAGAACTCTTCGGTATCCATTTCGTTACCATTTGCTCCAACAATTTTACCTTGTCCTGCTTTAGTGAAACCAGTTACTTTCAAGATTACACTTGAAAGAGTGTCACCAGTTGCATACACTACAGCACTACCTTCAGCTCCTGCAGAGAAAGAGTGAAGAGAAGTACCTGTTAAAGATGCGGTAGTAAATGCACCTTTAGAATAATCGAAAAGACCTTCAGATGCGTCATCACCTTCTTCGTAGAAACGATCATAAAGGTTTCTTGCGTCTGCACCATAACCAGCGGTTACAGAGTCAGTAGTGTTAGGATATCCGAATGGTGCGTAGTGTGCTCCAGAGTTTCTATCCTGAATTTTAGGTACGAAGTAGAACAATTTACCGATAGGTAAGTTCATTGCTTGTACTGATACGATGTCGTTTGCTAACAACTTAGAGAATACACGACGGATAATTGGGAATACCACGGTCTCGAAAGAACCAGAAGCATCAGATACTGCTGCTTCGTTGATTAAATAAGACGCTTGGTTTTCATACAATTGCGCGATGTTATCTTTTTGATGGCCGTCAAGACCTTCTAGGAAACCTAAGTTATCCCATTTTTTGATGGTATCTTCTTTGATAACACGTAGGTGCTTAAGACCGATGTTACCAACCATACCTGATTCTAATAATGCTCCCATTTCTATTTTGGTTTTTTTGGTTTTTTTATTTTATTATTATTTATTTTATTTTACCCATCAAGTCTTTCATTCTCTTGAATTGTGGGTTTTCATATGCTTTTGATTCAGACAACACTTGTTGTGAACTTGAGCTCTGAGGGGTTGATGAAAGTCTATCAACCACACTTTCTGTAACTGGTTTTTTAACTCCCAATTCAGACTTTATTGAGTTGAATAGGTTTTTGGATTCGTTCATTGTTGAAACAGAATCGAATCTTTTCAAAATATTCAATTTTTCTTGTTTTGTTGTTGAATGTTCGGTGAACAAACGAGTAGCGTACGCTAAATTTGCGTTGAAAACTGCAACTTCATTAAGTTTCTCTTTGAACAACACTAACGCCTTTTTGTATTCTGAGTTTTGTTTCTTTAGTTTCTCAACTTCCTCATTTACCATTTCGTGACGTCCAGCCTTTGCAAAAAACTTGTCTGCAGGACCTCTAACGCCAGCCGCGTAAGTTCTTGATGCTTCAGTGGCTTCAATTTCTTTTTCATCACCTTCATCTTCCAACTCGATTTCGTACATTGTTTCTTCCATTTCTGGGTCCACATCTCCTTCGTTAAATTCGTCTTCTTCTAATTCGATTTCGTACATGGTTTCTTCCATTTCTGGATCCACATCTCCTTCGTTAAATTCAAACTCTTCCTCTTCATCGAGTTTAATGATGTACTCATCACCGTCCATTTCTAATTCGATATCAGCACCGTCTTTTTTAACAACGATACCATCTTCAGGTTTCATTGCTTTAAAAACTTTAAGGACTTCATCGTCGGATGCTCCTGTCATGTCCATAACATCTTCATCAGAAGACATGTCATCGTCCATTCCCATTTCGTCATCCATCCCCATTTCATCATCCATTCCCATATCATCTTCAGACTCATCATCTTCAGAATCCATAGAATCGATACCTTTCATTGGTTCTTCATTATCGAGGTCGTCCATATTTTCTTCGTCACCTTCGTCTTCAGACTCTTCATCGTCTTCGTCCTCTGGTTGCTCTGACATATCTTTTTCCTCTTCTTCAGGAAGATCATCTTCCTCTTTTTCTGACTCTTTCAGCAATTCATTAAGTTCTTCCTTCATTGTAGAAGCAAGTATACCTTTTGCATTTTGCTTAACTGCCTCCTCAAGTGTTTGCACTTGAAGTAACGCTTGTTCTAAAATTGATTTTTCAGTCATTTGATTTGTTTTATTATCCTATAAATATTGTGATTTTATAAAAAAATCGTTCTAACATCATTTATATCTAAATAAATGTTAAGATTTATTATTTTAAACAAAATAAAAAACCCTCGTGTGAGGGTTTTTTTAAAATTAAAATTAAATTATTTTAAAGTTTCCTGACCTAAATCTTGAGTTGTCACATTTTGTGCCGGTGCGCAATTAAGTTCTTGAACAAGAATACCCTGTAATAATTTTGAATACATCAATGCACGATCATTCTCTGATCCTGCTACTGGTCCCTGTACACTTATTCTAACAGTGGAACCACTTAATGCCGTAGGGTTATTACAAAAAAACCTTAAATTTTTAATTTCTTGTCCAATTGTATCAGACCCCTTACGGTTATTATACGCGTCGAAAAATTTTAAATCTCTAACACCGATTACTACTCCTCCCTTAGGATTCGATTCAATACTTTCAATTCTTACTAAAGTCCCACGGCCGTTAGGTTCTGCAACATCGGTAAATAATAAAACATTTTTACCAATAATTCTATTTTTTAATTTTGTTAAGTCAACCGCTTGGGGTGCGGGTGCAGTCTGCTCACTAACTACCTTTCTGATATAATTTTTTAATTCAGATTCGGTTAGTCTTATAATATTTTTTTTCATTTTGTTTATAGTTATTTTTTTTTATTAAGGTGTAAAATCTTTTTCATCATCTATATCGGGAGCACAACTACTAGCATTGAATAAAATATCTGTAAGTGTCTTATTAGTTACATCAATCATTGACGGGAATGCTTTAGCTTCCTTCGCCTGTCCATTCATGTAGTTCCCTTGTACTCCTCGAGCAACTAGGTAATATGGGTCTTGACATCCTTTCCATGTTAGGGTTTGCACTTTGAATTGTGACACATCTCCCCATGCTGTTTGATTATTTCCTCTAGCATCTATGGTTGACAAATCTCTACCAGTTAACACTACTTGAGTTCCCGATACTGTAACACTATCAACTAAAAACGTAGTTAAAACTTCTCCAGATTTCTTCGTAAAATAATTACTATATGCACTACCCTGTAACTTACCGTCAACGGTCAATTGAATCTTCTTACCAACAACTTGAGATTTTATTGATTCTAAATCAGGAGTTTTCGCTTGAGCTTGTTCTTTTATAACCTTTCTGATATAATTTTTTAATTCAGATTCGGTTAGTCTTATAACATTTTTTTTCATTTTGTTAATTGTTTTAATATAAATACTTATTGGTTTATAAAAATTTTATTTGGATAAAAATTTATCAATGTTCCCCATTAATTTTTTCATTCTATCATCCACAATTGGTTTTTCTTCAACACCCTCTTGATATTGGTCTCTTTCTGATGGGTCAGAAAAAATGTATGCCCCTGGTGTTGATGGTGATGAAACCAAATCAAAACATACCAGTTCAAAATCTTCTTGAACAATGTTTTGACCTTTTATGTTTTTAAGTGAACCCACACCTCTTGAGGAAATCCCTAATGTTGCCCCATTCATTATTAACATTGCAGCTTGGTCTCCTTTGGTTGATACAATCCCCATTTTTTTCCATCCGGGTGATGTGAATAATTTTATCTTCCCCATTAATATTTTACCATCCCACCATGTTTCCATAATAGAGTGAGAAACTCTATCCAAATCAATAAGTGATGATGAGGGGTGATTCAATTCATTTAACGCTCCTCCCTTTTTTATTAAATTTTGATATTTTTCGTTTTCTCTCTTTAATAAATTTTCAGGATAAATTCGACCATTTTTATTTGGTGTATCGAATTTTTGCAAAACAGCATAAAGAATGAGGTCTTCAGAAAAGTCCACATTCTTCATTTCAGAAATTATTTTTTTATTGTCTTCGGGAGATACGTGACCGGCATCGTATTCGATTAAAATTCCTTTGCCAGTTTCATTTGGTCCTAATATCTTCATCTATTTAGTAATTATACTATATAAATACATCGATATATAAGTTATTTTTTGTTTTTATTAAAGTTAAAAAGGTTTTTATTGGATAGACCATTTTCAATTATGGTTTCAATAATACTTTTTACCATTATTTTTGAAGACTTTGATTTAACATCAAAAAAACTATCAACATATAATGTTATTTCTAAATTCATAAAAGACCTTTTTTCAATCTTTATTCCTTTAGTTTTAACATCCAAATCCACAATACATTGCGGTTTAAAATTTTCATTATTCAAATTATAGACGATTTCTTTAATTAGTCTTCTTGTTCTACTAATCAAAAAATCAAAATCATCTTCATCATTTTTTGGTTGTACCCACGAATTAAGTTTTAAATAAATTGTTTTTAAATTTTTAAAATCTACTGTTCCGTATCCTATTTTTACATCTTTACATTCACCTAAAGGAATATATTTTCCTGTTTTCATTATTTATTTCATATTCTACTATTATTTTTATGGTGTAAATAAAAAATAAATAAAAAATTTTGAAATAAAAAACATATTAAGTATTATTCTGAAATACTTATATGTTATGATCATAATTAAAATCGAAAAAAACATTGAATTTGCACTTAAACTTTATAAGAATAAAGTTAATAAGACAAAACAAATTCAGAAACTAAGAGAGAGACAAGAATTTGTTAAACCATCTGTTAAAAGACGTGACCAAATCTTGAAGGCGACTTACATACAAAAAATAAAAAATGGTCTTGATTAATCAAGACCATTTTTTAATTCTACCAAACTGTGGTAATTAATTCTCGAGGGTTTTTTACTGTTAACCTCTTGTTTAACTTTACTCAATTTGTCTTTTATATCTGAGTCACTTGATTCTGAAATCAAAGTGTCAATTTTTTCATTTAAACTTTCCTTCAATTCCAATGTTTTCTTTTCAATCACATCACCTGGCATGGACAGAATATCCTTCAATGTTTGTTTTTGTTCTTCTGTCAAATTGTTATTGTAAAGTACATTGAAATTATTTACCAACACTGCCTGTAAAAGATTTTCGTTGTTTGTATGTAATGTCTTCTCCAATACAACCGTTTCCTTTTTTGTGGTTAAATGTTCAAACAATTTTTTCTTAGAAATCACTTTCTTGTCAATATTGTTCAATGTATCTTCTTCAGAAAGTTGGTCTAGTATCGAATAGATTTCGTTTTCTTCAACATCCACATTTTTTAATGATTCATTTAAAGTTTTTGAAAACTCTTTTACTTTCTTAGATTTTGTTTTTAGAACTGAAGACAACTCTTCAACAAATAATCTTGCAACTTCCTTATCTTCAAAATATTTGTTTTCTATTTGTTCATAGAACAAGTACATTTCTCTAAAGTCATTATTTCCCTTTATTGCCTTTAAAATGTTCTTCATCTCCTTTTTATTGTTAGATGAATAAGATTCGGTAAGTTTCCCTAATATTTTTGTTTTTAATTTTCCAAAAGTGTTCATTTCTAATCGTTTAATATATCTTTTATTTTATTTTCTATTTCATAAATATTCTGTTGTGCCCTATCCATATCAAATAAATCGGTAAACTCCATTTTTTCTTCACCTAACATTCCAAGAATTTTCGATTTCCTTGATTCACTTAATGGTTCTGCTCCACCGCCGGCTGGAGGAGGGGGTGGTGGTGCACCACCCATATCTCCACCTGGTGCTGCACCGGCTTGTCCAGAATCCATTGCTTCCCTTTCTTCTTCAGGAATACCATATTTTGCATCTACTTCATCAAATACACCCGAACGTTTAATTACATTTTGTGTATTCTGTAATTCAAATCCCATTGCTCTTTCAATACGTTGTTGTTGCAAATCAAGAATTACTTCACTATCACTCATACCAAGAATGTTTTTCTTCGCCCATGTGTGTGAAACAGGAAGGATACCAACTTGAGATTGGTCGGATGTTGCATCTTTATAAAGTGTAACCTTCTCCTTCCATTGTTCGATTTTTAATAAATCAGATTGTGCGGATGGGTTTGTTAATGATAATGAGAAATTACCTAACTCATCTTCTAAACCTAAAAGATAAAGATGTATTAGTGCAATTTTATTTAATTCCTGTATTAATGATTTTTGTATTCTATTAATGGTTCTTGCAAATCTAATATCCATTAACGCCAATGTTTTACCTTCAGCAACCACATCTTCAAAACCTAAAAACGCCTTAGGGATACGTAATGCCGCCAACATTTTCTTTTGGATATATTCGATATCCGCAATTTCACCTAAGTTTTGTGCACCAGGTAAAGTTTCAATTGGATTGGATTGTGCTGGGTCACGAACAGGTATGAAATAATCTTGGTCAACCGCCATCTGATTGTATCTCATATCAACCTGACCATTTCTTGGGTCGGCAATTTGGTCTCTTTTAAATTTATTGGCAACACGTTGAACATATGATTCAATATCTTTGTCATCCATATTCCCCACAAACACTTTGAATACACGTCTTTCAGGTGCTCTCGATGTTCTATAGATTAACATCGCATCTTCTGACAACAATAATTGTTTCCATATTCTTCTAATTTTTTCTAACATAGAAGTACCATATGGAAGTTTTCTATCATCGCCAAGTAATCTGAAATGGGCAATTTCCCAAGACTGAAATTCCATTTCTTTATTTTTCCATTGGAATCTTAATTCTTTTGTTGGGATTTTTATATCTCTATCATTACCCGGTGTTTTTGATGCCGCACCTTCAATTCTTTCAATTTCTATATTTGGTAGTTGTTGACATCCAATTATACCCTTTTCAGGGTCAACTTTAAGATAGACGAAATCATCACCATACTTACATAGACCTCTAGCCCACATTTGTAAGTTTGTGTTGATATCCAATTTTTCTTTAAACAAGTCCTCCAATATTGTTTTAACCCTATCTGATTCTGAGTATATGGTTAAAATCTCCCCCTTTTCGGAAAGAGTTGTAGATTCTTCTGCGTATATATCTAATGCCGCAGATACCTCAGGAGTAAACTCCATTGATTCATAATCATAATATGCTGCCAATCTGTTTGGTTCATAATAAACGGATTGATTATATAGAGATTGGTCTAATTTAGTCCACTTATCTGCAATATATTGTGATTGTTGTGCCAGTAATAGAGCCTTTTCATACTCCTCTCTACTATCTGTTTTTAATAATTCGTCTTTCGAAAAATTAAACGACGGGGTGTTATTCTCAGGTTTTGTTTTATTACCCGGAAAACCAAAAACTCTTGTTAATTTTTGAAAAACTGTAAGATTATTCTCTGCCATGTATATAAATAGTTTTGATTATAATATAAACTTTAATTCCCAATTAGGAAATGTTTTTCTTTTTACCGAACAACCACGAATATTCTTGATATGATGATTTTGGATTGTTCATTGGGTTATCCTGATGATAAAAAGACGGGTCGGTTTGTATGGAACCGATAGGGTCTAATGATGTACCATAAGAATAAAATGTTTTGTTTGGTTCATATGTTCTCTCAGACATCACCCAAGACTCCAACATTGCCTTATTTTTTGATTCGTTTCTTTGTAATTGATTGAAACAAATATCTCCAGCATATAATGCCATCGATAAACTCATAATGGCGTCATCATGTGCACCCTTCATATGGTCAGGTCTACCATTAATATAAACAAATGTGTTTAGTTCGTTAAGTAATCTACTGGATCTTACTTGAAACCCCTTTCTTAGTTGTTCTTCAAATGCAGCAACAATCTGAGTTCGTTTGTTGTTAAAATTTAAACCGGGGATTTTGTCCATTACCTTCTTATTGAACTCCCATATATTTTGTGTATTGATACCATCTATATATAGGTGTTTATAATTCATTTCTTGTAGTTTTCTTGATGTCGCAACACCCATTCCTCCAGTAATATCAATTACAATAAATGCGTCATACAATACACCCCATTTATATGCAATTGATGCCAAATCGTCCGGTGGAATTTTACCAACGTATTCTGCGACCTGTTCTCTATCATCGAAATCAATTAAACTGATGGATGAAAAATCCTCACTATCCCCTCTACTAACATCTACACCCATTATATAACGATGACCCTGTATTGGTTCTTTCCATTGCCAAAAAGTTCCCTGCATGTATTTTTCGATGGGAACTCTAATCATGTTTTTGGCAATGTTTTCTTGAACATCATTTGGAATTACACCATCACCTGAACCCAAGAAGTCACATTCCAATTCTTGAGCAATTTTCCTTCTATCATATTTGAACTTTTTTGACATGGATTCAAACCAAGAAGAAAATGGTTTGTAACCCATTTCTTCATATTCTTGGTATTTGGTTATGTCAAAATCATACATAACGACTTCTTCATCATTATATTGTTCTCTATTCAACATATAATGAGTAATGTCACTACATTTAACCCATCTTAAATCCTTCGTGTATCTTGGGTCTTTAAACCATCTTAAATCCGTAATATGGAAATCGTTCATTTTACGAATTGCTTGGTCATATACACCATAATAAATTGGATCGTATCCATTTGGTGTAGAGATTAATATAATCTTACCACCTGTTGATAATGACGCCATAGATGCAGCCCAAAAATCGTCACCTGCTTCAATATATGCAGCTTCGTCAAACACCAAAATTGTTGGGGTATATCCTCGAAGTGCATCCGCGGATGTTGCAACCGCCTTTACCTCACAACCATTATTTAATCTAAATCTACTTTCTGAGTTCTTGTCAGGTGAAAACCCCACGTTTATCCATTCAGGCCATTGGTCTAAAAAGTTTCGTATTTTATTAGCCATTTCAATTGCGGTGTCTCTCTTGTTCGCAATCACCAAAACTCTCTCAGGATTTTCGGGTTTAGCCAATTGTAATCTTCTTGAAATCCATGCAGAGGTTACCGTGGAAACACCCGCTTGTCTATATTTTCTTGTTATGTTTTCATTGTAGTTTTCATAATCCTGAATCAATTGAACTTGGTCAGGGAAAAGTTCCAATGGTACATATTTCTTTTGTGTGTTATCGTATGTTTGTAAGTATGTTCTTAACGCATATGGCGCGTCTTTCATTATTTTTGCATATTCTGCTAATTGTTCTATTCTCGAATTCATACTTATAAATATAAAAAAAGGTGGATTAACCACCTTTTAAATTATCTTCTGACTGGTACGTCCCCGTCATCTTCGTCTTCATCATCACCAAAATCAATTGTTCCACTAATACCAATTGATTTTAAATAACTGTCGATGTCACTATCTTCTGTTTCTTCAGTTGCGTCATCTAAATCATCTCTAAACATCGCTAATGAATCCTCATATTCTTGGTCGTTAAACATTTTATTGATCCCGTCCATTAATTCATTCATCATTCTTTTTCCACTATTTGAACCGGATAACACCTCTTTCATAAAGACCAAGAATTTTTTTGCTGGTAATTTAAAAATCTCAAGTAGTAAGTAACTTTGTAATTCTCGTTTGTTTTCATCTGTAAGAATATCTTCAGGAAACTGGTTTCTAATTCTATCCCAAATAGCTGGACCCAATCTTAAATCCCACATTTCTTTTTCCAAAGTGTCTTCTGTACTCTCAATATCTGTAAAGTCACCTTCGGGTTTACCCTGTAATGCAATTAATTCTATTGTTCCTTTGATTAATTCATGTACTAAAACTGGAAAATTAATACCTCTTGCAGTAACTTTTCCTGATCCACCTTCTTCCTCGGGACCTTCAGCACTTTCTTTACCTGCGGCAGAACCACCCATGTTTTTAATCATTTGATCACTAATCTGCCAATATGTTATATCATTTATTGACATTAAAGTACCATATAAATTTAAGATATTTGGATTGCCAGTAATTTGTTCCAATCTTTCAGGTACCATATGAAACATATAATGACCCTTTTTCGAGGCACCCTGAATGATTGCATTTATCATTCTTCTTTTTGCTCTTTCTAAATCTAAATTTTGTAGTTCATTGAAAATTTCAATCTCATTTTCAATTTCAACTTGTTCAGGATTTTCTTCATCCTCATTGTCATGTTCGAAATCACTCATATCAATTTCATCCATCCCAACTATTTTTGCGTCAAATTCAACTGCTCCTTCGGGAATACCCATTTCTTTCATTACAAGTTCAATTGCCAACTGTTCTAATTCTTGTCTATGGTTTCTTTCAATTTGAACAACGGTATTATGAGCATTCATCAATGTCATTTGTAATTGCATCACACCCTCCATTCCTCTTTGTATGGGGGTCCTGTCACCAAGATATCTTCTTAAATTCGATACAACTTGTCTATATCTTTCTGATGCTAAAACTTCTTGGAAATTCTGATTTGGTTCTTGACCTGTAGTTGGAAATGGAACTTTTTTTAACGGAGTTTCACCTTGAGATAATTTATCCTGTAGACCTTGGTCGGGTCTATCAGGTGAGTCAAAATCCATTGCCATTTCTTTAATGTTATTTTCAATTAAAGATAACAAATTCTTTTTACTTATTCGCATTCTTCTTTTCTTTTAACGCTTTTGGTTTAGATCTTTCACCTGGTTTCGGAGACCAAGGAGTTGCTGGTTTAGTACCAGGGTCTACTTTTGGTTTTGTTGGAGCTGGTTTAGTTATGGTACTAGAATCTTGAACATCTAAAATTGCTTCGTAACTCATAAATTCAGGAATACCATTATGTCCCTTTTTAACATTTGGACCAACTTCGACCTCGTTAAGTTTAGTTTTAATCAATTCCATAATTTCATTTTTTGATGTAAAACTATGAAAATTTTCGTTAGCTAGATTTTCAACCCATTCTTTTACATCTTTTTTCTTTCTTAAAAGTTTGAAATCTTCAGGGTCAATCTTACCATTCTTGTTTTTATCTATCTTTTTTTGGTTACCTTTTAATTCTTCCTTAACCTCTTTCTTCTTTCTTAAAAGTTTGAAGTCTTCGG